TGTTTAACTCTTTTGTCGGCTATCGCAAGCAATTTGGGGTCCACTTGGTCAAAGGGCCACCACGTATTGTCAACCAGCTTCTGAATAATTTCTTCGTCAGTCATTCTTGTCCCCTTGCTCGGATTTTGTCCGCAATGATCTCAGAGTAGTTTCGTTCCAACCCATTAGCGTATTCGTCTGCCAATTTTGCACATTCCTCACGCTCTGCTAGTACACCAGCGTCATACCCATACCCCCAACCCATCTCTATCAAGGCAAGTTCATCTTTTGAATATGCTTTCTTGCGTGGTTCTCCTGTTTCAAGAAATCGACCTTTGACCCATTGTTTAAATGTTGTATAAATCATTTTTGTATCCTTGTTCTGATATCTTGAGCAATACTTTGTTGAGCAAACAAATATCCTTTTTTTATATCTTTATTTTCATCATGCAATATTCTGTTTTCTGCAATTTTTGCACAAGCCTCACGTTCTTTTTCTGCTACCAGTCTGGCAAAGATTTCCAAAAAGCGTTTAGGCACTTGGTGCGCCGTTTCTTCTGGCGTTGGAAATTCTTTAAGCCATTCTTTGCTAGTTTGATTGGTAATCCCAATGATTTCTTCAGTATCCATTTTTCTCCTTCAGCTTGGATTCAATTGCTTGATAAAGTTGATACGAATTCCCCCAAGGAAAAACTCCACACTTTACAAGTTCCATTTTTGTCAATCCTACCCATGTGCGTTTTTGTTTGTTGTATTCAAGGATTGCTCTAGCAAACATTACAGGAAAATCAGCCTTGCCAGTTGTTTCAACCAGCCCCTCTGCTTTGCCACTCATGTGCAAATAAATGTTGTGTATTTCTTCGTTAGTCATCAGCAATCTCCATAGCTATTTCCCGAACCGGATTCACAGTTGAGCGGTAACTCCGAAGCCCAGTTGGGGCGCAGGCGCATACACAATTCAACATATTCTTTAGCAGTCTCAACTTCCTGCTCCGGGGCGATACAAGCAATCGCATCGTGCACAGTCATGACGACTTTGTATTTCTTAGCGATCATTAGCATCTGCTCGCCAATCACAATACGAGCTAACGCCTGACATACGTTCTCAATGACTTTCCCACCATAGATACGTGTCGCTATCATCTGCCGACCCCGCTTGGTGTCGTAGACCAATTCACTTTTATCTTCGTTCTGAACCACACGCAGGTTTGGGTACTTGATGTAAAGTCCGTTGGGTAACTTGACACCCTTTTTACCCTCTACGTCCAGTATCCCAAGTTTTGTGTGCTTATCATTCATGATGGCTTTTAAGGCTAAAGCCCCTTCTTTCCATAACTCAACAATCTTAGGGTACGTCTCTCGATATGTCGTGATAATCCTTTTCGATTCAGCCTCCTCAATCTCCACGCCAAACGTTTTAAGTTGCGCTTTAAATTTAATTGCCCCCATGCCGTACCCCGCACCGAGAATTGTCGTTTTACCAACGAACCTTTCGTCTTTCGTGATTTCTGCTTCTCCCTTAGAGTAGATAGCAGATGCCATGATCTTGTATACATCTTGTCCATTTTCAAATGCCTCGACTAAATCGTTTTGTTGAGCTAACCATGCCAAAGTACGAGCTTCAATTTGAGATGAATCAGAATCAATCACTACGTAACCATGTGGAGCTAAGATAGCACCCTTAAGAAGTGATGTTCTTGGCAAGTTCTGAAGGTTAATCTTATCGTCGCCACCCCAACGCCCTGTGTGAGCTGCATAATAACGCAACATGACTGGTAACGTACCTCGATTCGCAATATCCAAAAACCTTTTTGTTCTTGTTTCTTCTATCGTAGACTTAGCGCCCAATCTGGCTGCCACAACCGCTTGCACAAATTGAGATGAGTGTTCAAGTAATGCTTTAAATTCCTCGTCGGTCTTGGCGAATGCGTAAGTTTCTTTGCCAGTCGTTTTGCTAGTTTTGGTTGGGGGCACGACACCGAAAGATTTAAGTATTTCGGCAAACTTATCGTTGCTCATCAACTCATCTTCGTTGTATTGAGCAAGAGTATGGCGTCTAGCGTTTTGAACTGTGATGTAATAATCTGTGAGGAATAATTTATCCAACAAGAGCGCAGGCTCGGTAAACATCCGTATGGTTAAGTCGATTAGGTTATGTTCGAGCTTTGGCAACTGACCCTGCATCAATAGGAACAACTCCCACGTGAGCTTTACATCGTTCTTGCAGTACTCACCATAGGTTGCTAGATGTTGCGGGGTGAAATTAACACGTCGGTATCCCTTCGCATCTTCCACCTCTGTCCCTTTGACGCCAACGCCATAATGATCGGCTAATGTTTTAAGACTGCCTCCCACCTCCGTGCCGATGAGCGCCCGCCCCATACTGAGAGTGCAAGCCCACTTCTTAGGTTTAATCCCGAATCTCCAGTTTAAAATCGCCCCGTCAAACTGAGCGTTGTGAGCTATGGCTACGGAGTTATCCCAATCGTATTGGACAAGGAACTGGTGCAACTCATTGAAAGATCCAGAGAACCACGTTGGCGCCCCATCGTTTACGGCTACGGCTACGCCAATAACCTCAAAGAGTTCATCTCTGATGTACTCCTCGGTCGTGAGCTTAGTCAAACTAAACTCAGGCGAATAGTATGTTTCAAAGTCTATGGTTAAAAAATTCATTTTTTTCTTTTCTTTGGGATTAACTTAGTAAGTTGCTTGGCGTAGTCTTCGAGCTTGATACCCATCTTCTTGGCTACATGCACTTGAGCGGGGTTTAGGCTTATTGAACTAACAGGTTCCTCTTCGTGATGTTGCAGGTCTAGGCGTTGCCCATATACCGCTCTTGGATCTGTCCAATGTCCAGCAGGTTGAAGAAGACCTTTTTGCACCATGCTTCTTAAAGCCATCTTTTCTTCTTCTCTAGATACATCCTCTTTAAATATGTCGGTCATGACGGTTTCATGCCATTTTTTTCGAACAAGCTCTTTGGCAGATTCCGTGAGTAACGCTTTCTCGGCATCATTCAGAAACCAAAACAACCTAGTAGGTTGACCTGATACAAACTCCTCTATATCTATTAAGGTATGTTTAAATTTACCAGTATAAAAATCATCGGGGTTGGACTCCATGCGGTTAACTAGCGCTTGTACGCTAGGCATGATCTCATTTGAAAGCGTTTGTTCTTTTTGCATTGTGTAGTTCCTCTAATGTTTTTGCCATTTCTTCAGTAACGCTAGTATTACCTAGCATCAAGTTATTAGCCGTATGCCAGCCTGTTGCACTACGATCCTCTTTAAATATGTGTGGGTGGGATGACATAGGCAAATGCAAATCATTTTGTGCATCGGTCTTGAGTATGGTCTTCATCACTTTGGTTTCAAACTCTTTGCGACGCACTGCCTTTAGCGCAGTATGTATAGCCGCTTTTTCTGGCTCAGTCATCACATCTCTGAACGACTCGCTATAAATAAACGACCATTCGCTTTCTTTCTTAGGATCAAAGAACTCCTCGGGGTTCGTATTCATTCTGCTCACTAACGCTTCTACACCTGCTGATATTTCACTCATTGTTAATTCCTTTTAAAAGTTTCATAATCCCTTGTGCTTCTTCTTTTCTTAACCCTCTGGCTAGGGTTGTACTTATTCTTCTACGATCCTCATAATCCCATCGGTATATCGAGTATTTGCCGTATCTCGACCTCATGTGGTACTCGGTGGGTAAATGTGATTTGTAGACCTCTTCAAAAATTTTGGTCAATGCGTCAAGCGTACCTTCTTTAAATTCTTCAATTGGTGACATTTCCCTCTACCCCCTTGATTAGTTTTATCGTACCCTCTAGAAAATCTATGTTGCTCTCGTTAATGACAAGCGCATAGCCCTGTGCTTTGATGATGTTCTCTAGGTTTTTATACTGAAGTGCGGTTGGTTGGTTGCTACCAGCCTTGGCTTCAATACCCATGAACTTACCATTGACGCAACATAGAAAGTCAGGCACGCCCGCATTGCCGTAGCCTGACCCAATCGGCATGGCGTAATATACGTCATACTTCTTGAGCATTGCTTTGATTTTGTTTTTAACTTTGACTTCGGGTGTTTGTGCCATAACGTAATATAGCACTACTTTTGACTTTGTCAATAGTTAGGACGAAAAAAAGCCCACAAAAGTGGGCTAGGGTTTTCCTGACATTTGTCAGATTTTTTATGTTGATGCTATTGCACGATCAATATACCATCGAGCTTTCTTTAAGTCTTCTACTCGGTTGCCCTTGTGGTCTGCACGGCTTATGTATTTCACCGCATTGCCAAGGTTGTAGTCCAGCTTCTTCGCTTCGATAAAGTCAATCGTTTCAATACCGCCAACTTTATAGTGCGATGGGTGATTAACCATATCTTTTGGCTCATGAACCACAGGCACAGTCTGAGGTACACCTTTTACGCCTTCACTTGTTTCTACAAGTACACCCACAGGTGGTTGCCATTCTTTAGCGATCTCTGTCGGTACAATAGAATGTGTATGAGTGATGAGCTTGTTCAACTCAGCGAAAGACTTTACCGACTTGGGTGTTTCGACTGGCTTAACCAGCTTCTTTGCTTTGTACATAACTTGATATACAAACTCAGAGCTTTCGCCCAACTCTTTAGCCACTTCGCTTAACTTCATAGTGGGGTGACCCGCTACAAATTTACGCACGATACCTGATCTAGAATTAGCTTGTAATCCCATTTTCTTTCTCCTTTTGATTGTTAACATACTCAGTAAGAATTTCTCTCATTTTGGCTTGCTTGGTAAACGGATGATGCTCAGAAAAATAATCCATTATCTCTTTGCTCAACCGAATACTTGTACAAGTGAGAGCGGGCTTCTTACCTGCGCCCCTACCCTTACGTCTTAGTTGTTCTGACATCAACGTTCCAACCCATTCGCTAATAGGTATTGTTGAATGGCCTCAGCCAAAGTTTGTCCTGCCTGTACGATGTAATACTCTTTGGTCCAATCAGGCCCACGATTACTAGGTTTGTACTTAGCAATTTCTAAAACTTTGCCGTTTGACGCGTTGATTACACCTATCTTAATATCCGATATAGAATCAGGCTCAGAACTCGAAAGTATTTCAGATACTGCTATTGATGGCAGTCCCATCAGTCTTCTTAATGCGCTATTCATTTTGATTTGTCCTTTGCTTGGTTATAAATATCTTTGACTACTGAAGTGAAACGATTAATCGCTTCGTGCTGAGACAGCCCTTGTTGTTCAAACGCAATCGCTAAATCCATTGCCAGTATGAACGTACCCTCACCTACTGTAAACCCACCATCATGAAATTGTTGGGCGATTGTCTCGCCCATCTCCTTCATCTCTTGCATAGTTTTACTCATATCTTTTCCCCTGTATAGATGTGATTAAAAAAATAACTGATTACTGTTGTCGGCACTTGAAATGCTTCCGCAATCTCTCGATACGACATACCTCTTTTGCGTAGAGTGATAGCTCTACTCTCGTTAATCGGAGTCCGCTTTCGACCCGATCCTTTCCTCGCTCCCCCCTTTGTGTGCATGTGTTTCGCTTTCCTGTTTTGTTAATAAATACAATTTACAAACTGTACATAGCCAAGCAGGTTTAACCAAAGTTACGACCCACCCTTCATGCACATTGACCAACCTACCTTCGTAGGTGTTCACCTGTTTAATCATGGTTCAACAATAGCCACGTGATCCAACCCATTGCCAATGCTATGATTGCTAAGACAATCGACTGGACAATTGCAAATATAATTATGATTAAATCGAGTGTAGTCATTACCATACCCTTAACATTAGACAGAGTATAAAGTATACCGCAAATAGTGTGCAAGCTATTTCGATAATATCTTTTACCTCGATCTCACGCTTTATACCTAGTAACGCACTCTGTAACCAGTCTTGATCTGGACTGTAATAGACCTGCTTAGGCTCGTAGTACTTACCGATCTCAAGACCTGATCTGGTTTTATACACATTCTTCATCGTCACCCCCCAATGCAATTAAAAATGATGTGGCATTCATGCGATAGCCAACTGTGGATACAAAGTCGTTGTCGCTAGCCAACTTCATAAAGCCGATCTTAGATCTTATGTCTTGTGGTAAGTCATCATCGTTATACATACGTGCGCCTTTGTTAACATACTTGCAGAGATACCTACCATTGTCAATTACGACAATCACGTAGTGCTTAGCCTCGGCAATAGCATTCATCATATTGTATTTTTCCATTAACTCACCTTGCTTATCTAGATGGAATTTACATTGTTGAAACATGTATGTATTATTCTCTTTCAAAAAGTTCATAAACATACTGAATCCGTCAGTACCAACAGCCCAACTTCTTGCATGGTCATGCACAACTCTAGCTTCTGCGTTCGCATCGCTACGATAGCGCCTGAGTGCTAAGTTTATTTCGTGTACTATTTTGTCGCTTGCAGTTTGTACACGTTCGTTGGTAGTTGTAGGAAAGAAGTTCTTCTTAATTACACTAACCGCTTTGTTGGCATCTTTTGTCGCATAGCCCGATCCATTTGATCTGCTAGCTCTAATACGTGGATTATCAACCTCAATTTTCCAGTCGCCACGGGCGTATCGTCTTACGATAATACCAAGAGATTCGTTGGTAGAGTCAAAGAAAACTTCGACCGCTTGTATCTTTTGGTTGTACTCGCTCGCCATCTCAAAGCGCCACATTGGGTATAGCTTTGCCACTTTCTCAACGACTTCGCCTAAGTCCGCATACATCTCTAAGTTCTCTTTGGTTGCAGTCGGCATATGCGCAAGTAGTTTCTTGCCTACGATCACATTGGGTAAATATTCAAACATGTTGTTTCCTTTCCTGACATTTGTCAGAAATCAAATTTGTTGAGGATTGCATCGACCTTCTTCTTGAGTTCTTCACGCTCGTATCCGCTATCTTTGATAGCCTCAACGTGCACACCCACCATGGTGCGCTCAAGCTCTTGCCTTGCCTGTTCTAACTTAGGATCATTGGTCACGTTCAGCTTAGTCAATAGCTCGCACAGTTCTACTGGGTTAGACACAAACGAATCGTGGAACCGCTTCTTCTCGTCGTCCCCATTGTCCTTTAGCTTTTCTGACATATCCGTAAGCACACGATGTAGCTTCTCCCATGGAGCCTTCATTGCATCGGCTAACCGTTCCTCAAACTTAGTCTCGTAGTCCCGCTTCAGATCTTCTAAATCATGCGACGGTATATCTAAGCGAAAGTCACCAGACTCGGGCAAGGGGTTGACGCTACGTCTGAACCCAAACTTATCTTTCACCTCGTCAAGACTGGGGTAGTCACTCGCTTTGAACATAGAACCTAAGTGCATCGGTGCTTCAGCCACCAATCGGTCATAGTCGGCAAAG